TATTGATTGTGATGTATTAACCGCAGCCCAGCTTATTGATTGTGTAGGATCAACAACCCCCCATATAAGAACACCACTTACATCTCCGGTAGCTCCTACCCCAGTAACGCCAACTGATATACCCCCACCAGCACTTTCTGAAGTATTTCCTGCGGTTGCTGTAGCAGACCCGCCAGTAACGGTAACTGTAACTCCTACGCCTTCTACAAATGTAACACTCCCAACAGCCGAAGTTCCAGCAACACCAGAAGCAGCAGGACGAAGGAATCCAGTAGGAATGAAGTCATCATCTCCACCATTAGTACCAGAAGCATGAAGAAAACTCCCCAAACCTTTAGTATGATACGGATTTTGTGTTCCTGCTGCATCTTCGGAATCTGCATCAGCGTTAGAGAGAAACGTGTACTCCATATCACGCTTAATCTCTACCAATTTCTTGGCAATACCGTTTGCAAGTTCCGATTTCACACCAGCAACGATTTGAATTTCGTTAGCGAGATTTGAAATACGGAACACACGCCGGAAAATCTGCACATAGTTTTGCATCAATTTCCGATTTTTACCGGGATTATCAAAACTACTCACAGAAGACATATTTATATCAGTACCTTCGTAAATACCATCTACACCGGGACTTTCGTACTTATCCATTTGCCATCCCATGACAACATTGCCGGGCTTCTTACCTTTTTTAGCTAGAGAAGTAAAAACGGTAGATTTTGCATCGACATTGCTGATAAGGTCTGACAAATCCTCTCGGCCACCCGATTGAGTGCCGTTATATCCTTTTTCTAAAAGAAGTGCCATAATAATTTATTCCTTATAAATAATCTGATTCTAATATTTTCGCTAAAGCGTCCGTATCTTTATTGTTGTTGTTGAAGGCTTTCCTAGCGGAATTTGAACGTGCTTGAGTCGGCTTATCCACAACTGGAGCTTGGCTCGGAGCAGATGGTTGTTTCGGGGCAGCTTTAGCCTTTGGCCTCGGCTGTTTGTCCGTTGTCATCTCCTTATACGCTTGTAGTCCCAGTTGGAACATAGTCACATCTGCCTTCCATGTTGGGTAACTCTTTAAGCCGGGGCGATTTTTTACAATCTCCATAGCTTCTTGATACCCCGCAGAACTCCGATCTTTCCAATATGGAAAAATCTGTTCCACTCTCTGGTTAACTTCAGTTTCTTCTCGAAGGTAGTTTTCCTGTTCTGGAAGTTGTGTGCGTAGTGCTTTTCGGGCATTACGCTTAATCTGCGTCACATCCTCTCTAGAATATGACACTTCCTCCCCTTGAGAATTAGTAACTTCAGTTCCATCTGCATTATCCTCTGCCCATTCCAATATCTCTTCAGCCTGTTCAATTTCCTTATTTACTGCCGATATGGATTTCAAATGGGAATATGGATTATCTTTTGCAACTCTAGGAAGATCACTTAAATCATCCTTGTTATCCAATTCCGCACGAAGGACTTTGATCTCGTCTTCCAGACCATCAACCCTACCTTCAGCTTCCTTTCGACGGGCAGTTAGTTTGTCGATTCTCTTTAGGAGTCCTTTGTGGGGATTCTCCTTCTGTTCCTCAACACCCTCATCTGCCTGTTCAACTTCCGCAGAAGGTTCTTCTTCAACTTGAGAAAGATCACTTTCAGCTTCTCCCTCCGACTCACCACTCGGCTCATCTTCAATAGGAGGCGATTCCTCATTTCCCGCACTTTCCGCAGCGGGTTCGTCTGGCGCATCAAACATCCTTTCCAGTTGACTTGCCAATCCATCGGTGTCCAAAAGTTCACCAATGTTCGTTTCTACAGCTTCCGTCGATTCGGGAGTGCTGCTTTCTCCCTCTACTGTGTTTTCACTCATGCTGGTTTCAAGCCCTGCAAGTTAGGCAAACAGCGTTTTTAGGGATACGCAGAAACCCACAAACTGTATTGATTCCGGTAAAGAACCAAAAGTTACGGAAATAAAACCCGTTCTCATAAAATTGTCAAGCCCTAAATTTTTCAATCATCTGGAGTTAGCTTTTTCCCATGTCTCTAATAGAGAATGCTTAAAATCAGCCAGAGCTTCAGCCCGTCCACATTGGTGACTCCTAACCTCTGGGCTAATGTCCTGAACGAGAGCTTCAGACATCTCCACCTCAAGCATATCTCCAAGCCTTTTCTGTATATCATCCCAAAGGGGGTTCTGGTCAAACTGGAAATGAGATAAATCCGTCATGTTAACTGACTAACCCCGATTCTCCCAATCGTCTTGTTCTCTTCTTGCATGATCGACATTTGAAGATTCTTGGAGTAGTTCTCAAATAATTGCTGAAATACCTCATCTCCTTGTAACGCCGATTGAGCTTTGGGATTCCGGGATACGATGTCTTGAGCATATTGCATCTTCGTTTTTGCTGCGGGATCGTTTTCAACATAGTTAGCTTCATTCCCAAGCATCATTAGACCAATTTCAGTCTTAACATCAGTATACATCTTCTGACTAGCCGTGGCTTGGTCTATGATTAACTCTTCGGCAATGTCGGGACTGATGGCTTTAACCACCATTCCAATCAACTTGTTCCTGTCCAAAACTCCACCGGCATCTTGCGGAATAACGTATTGGCTAATGGTGGCTAGTTTTTTATCCACGTATTCCGTATCCAATTCCCTAACATCGTACTTCAACACAAAATCAAACTGCATCATGTCTGATCTTGGAATAACTCCAGACCCCGAAATTCTCTGAATCTCTTCCGGCGACAGAAATTGTAAGCACAAAGTAAACATCTGTTGATATGCTTCAGTCCAAGTTGTCAACCAGTTATTCACCATGCGCTGCTGCTTCAGTTGCGTTTGAACTGGCGGCACACCTTGGTTTGCCCTTCCAAAATAACTGTCGGCCTGTCTCTCCACGATTTCAATAAGGTTTAACGCCGTATTGGGTGTTCGTGGGGGTGGCCTCATAAATTCGTAGTCTCCCTGTTTAGTCACGGGAAGCTGAACTGCCGGGCCAACTTTGTTAGCCAATCCAATCCGCTTATTCACCATGATAGGCGGGAGTGTCTCAAAAGATGTGGAATCAAATATTGAATCTCTCTGCGTTTTTATCTCGTTCTGCCAAGTCTCACATATCTCTGGAACTCCACGAGATTCCACAACGCGCCGTTTAAGCCGTTCACGCCTAAATTCAATAAACGGATACCGACAATGTGCGTAATCCAGAAGTTCATGTTTAGCGTACACATCATTTCCAGAATCGTCCTTTGTGTTCATTGGGCTGAACACAGTATAGTAAATACCCGGTATGTTGTTTTCGTTTATCTGTCTAGTGTACGCATATACAACCTCGATAAGATTATCCTGCCTAGTTATGGTGTCATTAATGGATAAGTTAGTAATGCTTTGCGAAAACTCAAAAAACTCCACAGACTTCCCTGCCGTGTTTACCGCTTTTTCAACCCAATCTTCGTCCCAACCTTCATCCACAATCTTGGCCCGAAGTTCGGCTTCCGTTAAGAACACCCGCCTAAATATGACTCTAGCAGCTTGAAGGTCAGTTGTTTCTGGCGGGAAAGTAACGTCTTCCCACGGTTTTAGTGCCACAATAGAAGGCTGATTAACTGAAATATATGCAACTGGAATTTCGGCTTGTCCCGTTTCCCGCAACTCCCTTATGCCTTTCTTGGCTTCCTTATCCGTAGCATTAGGATATTGGGCCTTAATAATAGCTATTGCCTCATCTTCCCTATCGGGGTCGGCTATGATTTCTGGAAAGTCGCGCAAAGGATCGTCCTGATCCAGTTGGTCAATCATTTGCATGATCTGTTCCATTGTAATAGCTACCGCTTTCAGAGCAGCTTTCTGATCCCAACCCACAAAAAGAACACTCCACCCATATTGTAATCCGTGTTGGGCTAGAAGTTCAGCTTCCCGGTTTATTGTGTGGTACAGTTTAGTGTCCAGTTGCCAATGCATCACTTTATTGGCTACTGCCGCTTGCTCCACATCTCCTATTTCGGTAGCGGCCACCT